GTCTGAACTTATCTCATACCTCGCTCCAGCTTGGTTCTTGGGGAAGTACCCTCAGAAGAAGATTATTATGTCTTCACATACGGCTGATCTTGCTGTCAATTTTGGTCGTAGAGTGCGTAACCTCGTGGGTTCAGAGCCTTATAAAGACATTTTCCCGCAAGTAGAGCTGCAAGCCGACTCAAAATCAGCCTCACGTTGGGGTACAAACTTCAATGGAGAGTATTTTGCTATCGGTGTGGGTGGCGCTCTTGCTGGTAGGGGAGCTGATCTTTTTATTATTGATGATCCTCACTCTGAGCAAGAAGCAAAAACTGGGCGATCCGATGTATTTCTTCCTGCTTGGGAGTGGTTTCAGTCTGGTCCTCTCCAACGTCTTATGCCGGGCGGTGCAATTATTGTAGTAATGACACGATGGTCAAAACTTGACTTGACTGGGCAGATTGTGACCCAGATGGACCGCAATGATGACGTAGATAAGTGGGAAGTAGTAGAGTTTCCTGCAATTAAAGACGATGGCACAGCACTTTGGCCTGAGTTTTGGGACGTAGATGAGCTTTTATCTAAAAAAGCAGCCCTAGATATACGGTATTGGAACGCTCAGTACATGCAGCAACCAACTTCTGAGGAAGGTGCGCTAATTAAGAGGGAGTGGTGGCAGATTTGGGATAAAGACGACCCTCCTGAATGCGAATTTACAATTATGGCACTTGATGCTGCCCAAGAAACCAATAACAGAGCCGACTACAACGCACTAACTACTTGGGGCGTGTTTTTTAATGAAGAAACCAAGAATTTCAACATTATTTTGCTTAATTCCATCAAAAAACGCATGGAGTTTCCAGAATTAAAGAAACTTTGCATTGAAGAATACAAAGAATGGGAACCAGATTCGTTTATCGTAGAGAAGAAATCTAACGGTGCAGCGCTTTATCAAGAGTTAAGGCGTATGGGAATGCCGGTGGGTGAGTTCACACCGGGCAAAGGACAAGATAAAATTAGTCGAGTTAATGCTGTTTCAGACCTTTTTGCCTCTGGGATTGTGTGGTGTCCTGACCGCAGATGGGCTAAAGAGGTTGTTGAAGAGTGCAATGATTTTCCAAGCGGAGCCAATGATGACTTGGTAGACTCTACAACACTAGCACTAATGCGGTTCAGGCAGGGCGGGTTTATACGCTTACCAAGTGATGAGCCAGAAGATAACCCTGTATATAACTACCGGCGTAAAGCGGCATACTATTAGGAGTAGATATGGCTACGCAGAAGTTTATGGGACGTAATCAGTTAATAGATCGGTTGGCTGCACAGGTGGGCAACAGAGACTCTGCAATTAAAATCTTACAAGAACGCGGTCATTTAAAAGCTGATGGCAAAACATATACTGCTGAAGGTATGGCAAGAAACATGATGACCGCTGAAGAACGGGCTAAAGATAGAGCGTCAAAGAAGACAGGTGTTCCGGCTACGCAGTTTGCGTACAACCCCAAAACAAATATAGCAAAACGCAGAGGCTAATTATGGCTAGTAATGGAATTTTAGGGGCTAAAAATAACCAAGATGAGTCTGCATTGCTTGATGAATTTAATCGGCAAGAAGGCGCACAAAAATATAATAACGGACAGCCGGTAACTCCGGCTTGGTATGAGCGAGGATTACCAATCGAAGGGCGAGCTACGTTCTTACCATTCAAAGATACACAGACTAATTCTGGTATACGCCAACGAGAACTTGCATTGCCGGGAATAGTTGCTGGCGCGGTAAATGCTACCACAGCACCCGGACGAGCATACACAGGTTCAGACCTTAACTTTGATGCTCCAGAAGAAGCAATGAATTTTGCAGGTAATGTTATGGGTGGTGGTATGGGAGCAAGCAGAGCAATGACTGCTCCTGCGGGGACAGGTGGTAAAAACTTAGGCATGAACATTGGCCCTAGCTCACCTGCTTGGGATGCCGCCGCGCATGAACGAGCATTAAACTTAAGATACAAAATGAGGTTAGGACTGGATGAGGTTAAAGCTATTACTGGCAGTGAACAAATGCCGGGAAGCGGCGTGTGGTCGCAGTTAATGAGTGATAAAAACTCAAGAGCGTACCCGCACAAATTTTTAAAACTAGAAGAAGAAATGAAGTCTACTCCTAAATCTACTAATTTATTTGAGGCACAAAATTATGGCACATTGCCAATTACAGATGTATTTCATCATCCCGCATTCTTTAAAGCATACCCAGATGCAAAAGATATAAGAATAAGAAGACAACCCGGTAAAGGGGCTGCTTATATGGAAGGATCACCATTTGAAGCTCCTACAATTATGGTCGGTAAAGAAGTAACAAAACCAAATGATTTAAGAAGCTTAATTTTGCATGAGTTACAACACCATGTGCAAGCTAAAGAAAATTGGCCTCGTGGCGGAAATCCTGAAGTAATGATGAATGAATTAAGAAACCCAAATAGTAAATCACGTACTAATCCTCTTACGTCACCATTTATGGGTATATATGACAATGCTGTATTAGAACCTAAAGCATATAAAAAATATAATAATTTAGAAGGTGAAGCACAAGCTAGAGCTACACAGTATGGAATGGATTTTGATTCTACAAAGCAACGCATAACACCAACAAAAAAACGATACGACGTACCACTTAATAAGTTAGACACACGTTATGACTACGCTAAGGGTGGTTCTATTGTTAAGCCAATTAAAGGCGGTTTGAAATTAATCTAAGGATTTAATATGGCAATTGAAAAGAGTTTATATGCAGCTCCCCAAGGTCTTGAAGCATTAGACCAAATGAATCAAGATGAGCCTGCGCTTGAGATTGAGATTGAAAACCCAGAGTCAGTAACAATTGGGTTAGATGGTGAGCCAATACTTACGTTTACCGCCGAAGAAGCTGAAGAAGATTTTAGTAAAAACTTAGCTGAGGACATGGATGACAGCGAGCTTCAGTCTATTGCCAGTGAGTTAACAGGTGACTATGAGGATGATGTGTCAAGTCGCAAAGACTGGATGCAGACTTACGTTGATGGGCTTGAGTTGCTTGGGCTAAAGATTGAAGAACGTTCTGAACCTTGGGAAGGTGCGTGTGGTGTATATCATCCGCTGATGACTGAGGCACTAGTTAAGTTTCAGGCTGAGACGATGATGGCAACGTTTCCTGCTGCTGGACCGGTTAAAACACAAATTATTGGTAAAGAAACTCCTAACAAAAAAGAATCAGCGGTTCGTGTTCAAGACGATATGAATTATCAGTTAATGGACATAATGACTGAGTATCGCCCTGAGCATGAGCGCATGTTGTGGGGCTTAGGTCTGTCGGGTAATGCGTTCAAAAAAGTTTATTACGACCCAAGCATGGAGCGGCAGGTATCTATATTTGTACCAGCAGAAGATATTGTGGTTCCTTATGGTGCATCAAATATCCAGACCGCTGAGCGTGTTACACACGTTATGCGTAAAACTGAAAACGCAATGCGTAAGTTGCAGGTAGCTGGGTTTTATTGTGATGTGGATTTGGGTGAGCCAAACAACACGCTTGATGAAATAGAAAAGAAAATTGCTGAGAAGTTAGGGTTTAGAGCTACGTCTGATTCAAGATATAAATTACTTGAGATGCAGGTCAACTTAGACCTTGCAGGGTATAAACACAAAGATGAAGACGGAGAAGAGACGGGCATTGCGCTTCCATATATTGTTACGATTGAAAAAGGCAGCAACATTGTTTTAGCAATTCGTCGCAATTGGGAGCCTGATGATGAAACTCATGCAAAGCGCCAGCACTTGGTTCATTACGGTTATGTTCCGGGTTTTGGGTTCTATTATTTTGGTCTTATTCATTTGGTGGGAGCGTTTGCAAAATCAGGTACGTCGCTTATTCGGCAATTAGTTGATGCTGGCACTCTTAGTAATTTACCCGGTGGCTTTAAAACCCGTGGGATGCGCATCAAGGGCGATGACACACCGATTGCTCCCGGTGAGTTTAGGGATGTAGACGTACCAAGCGGCACGATGAGAGATAACATCTTACCCCTACCCTACAAAGAACCAAGCCAAGTGTTGCTTGGGTTAATGAATCAAATTGTTGAAGAAGGTCGTAGGTTTGCTAATACGGCTGACTTACAAGTTAGCGACATGAGTTCACAAGCCCCAGTGGGTACAACGCTTGCAATTCTTGAAAGAACATTAAAAGTGATGAGTGCTATTCAAGCGCGGGTTCACTACTCAATGAAGCAAGAGTTGGGATTACTTAAAAAGATCATTGCTGACTACACGCCCGAGGACTACGACTATGAACCCACAGAAGGCAGTCGTAAAGCTAAGAAGGCTGATTACGATGATGTTAATGTTATTCCTGTTAGTGATCCTAATGCCTCGACAATGGCACAAAAAATCGTCCAGTATCAGGCCGTTTTACAGTTAGCAATGCAAGCACCACAGATGTACAACATGCCATTGCTGCATCGTCAGATGCTGGATGTGTTGGGGGTTAAAGAAGTTAGTAAGCTGATCCCGATGGATGAAGATCAAAAGCCAAAAGACCCAGTAAGTGAGAATCAGAATGTGTTAATGATGAAGCCCGTGAAGGCGTTTATGTACCAAGATCATCAGGCTCATATTCAAGTGCATATGTCAGCAATGCAAGACCCAAAAATTATTGAGCTGTTACAGAACAACCCTATGGCACAACAACTACAAGCTGCAATGATGGCTCACGTTAATGAGCATTTAGGATTTGAGTACCGCAAACAAATTGAGCAACAATTAGGTATGAACCTGCCGCCTCAAACAGATGCGTCTGGTGAAGAAATTAACATGGACCCAGAAGTGGAAGCTCGCTTAGCACCTATGCTAGCTCAAGCAGCGCAGCGTTTAGTGCAGCAAAACCAACAAGAAGCTGCTCAACAACAAGCGCAGCAACAAGCACAAGACCCGTTGGTTCAAATGCAACAACAAGAGTTACAAATCAAGCAACAAGAAGTGCAACGCAAAGCGCAAAAAGATCAAATGGATGCTCAACTTAAACAAGCGCAGCTTCAGATAGATAAAGAGCGCGTAGATAATCAAGCACAAATTGATGGTGTGCGCGTTGGTCTAAAAGCAGAGCATGATCGTAAAATTTTTGAGTCTAAACAGACCCTTGAGTCAATACGTCTTGGCCTAGATGCAGAGAATAAACGTAGGCAACTTGAACAACAATCAAGGCAGCAAACAAAAGGCAGATAACAAATGGATATGTACGATGTTTTAGTTAAAGAAATTGACGACAAAGTAAAACAACTCAGTGAACATATTGGTTTAGGAAGAGCCGAGACGTTTGAAGAGTACAAAAGACTGTGCGGTGAGATTCGAGGTCTTCTCATCGCACGGGGATATACCCTAGACCTTAAACAACGCATGGAGCATTCAGATGAGTGAAATCCTTATTGGCTCAAACCCCAATAATCCACAAGTAGTAGGTATGTATCGCTCTGAGGCTACCGCCGAAGAAAAAGCAAGCCAGTTACCTAGGCCGTCCGGCTACCACATTCTTTGTGCAATACCAGAAACAGACAAAGAGTATGAAAGCGGCTTAGTCAAAGCTGATGAAACTATCAGGATTGAAGAGGTATTGACTACAGTGTTATTTGTGGTTGATTTAGGCCCCGATTGCTATAAAAACAAAGATAAGTTCCCAACAGGTCCGTGGTGCAAAAAAGGTGATTTTGTGTTGGTCAGACCCAACTCAGGTAGCCGTTTAGTCATTCACGGTCGTGAATTTCGCATGATTAACGATGATACGGTTGAGGGTACAGTTGATGACCCACGCGGTATTAAGCGCAAATAAAGGAGCCACATCATGGCTGAATTTGAAAAAAATGAATTT